GCAGCACCAGTCACGTCCAGTGTGCCAGGCACGTCTACATTGCTGGTCCACTCAACGCCAGTGCCAGCAGCATCGGTCTGCAGTAGTTGACGCGCTGCACCATCCGCCAACTTGCTGACGGCGATCTCGGCAGACGCCGAAATGTCCCCGTCAACGATGACGCCGCTGCTAATTGCGGTGACTCCACCGCTGCTGATGGTTACGTCTCCGGTAACCTGCGTAGCGGTTGGGACGTTGCTGGCGTTGCCGATCAGCACATAGCCAGCGGTAATGTTTGCCAGCTTGCTATGGGCAATAGCGGCAGACGCGGAAACGTCAGCATTAACGATGGTGCCATCAGCCAGCATCGTGCTGGTGACGGTGCCCGTGTCGCCAGTGGTAATGATCGTGCCCGAGACGTTGGGCAGGTTGATCGTCCGGTCTGCCGTTGGATCAACAACACCCAGCGTGGTCTCAAAGTTATTGGCAGTGCTGCCTTCAAACGTCAGCGTGCCAGTGGTGCCGATCTCCAGGTTGCCGGTAACGACACCGCCGGACACCACAAACGGGAAATAGCCCAGGCTCGTCCAAGCCGTCGTGCCATCGCCAATCTTGATCTTATTGGTGTCGCTTTCAAGCCCCAGTTCACCTGCCAGCAGGACCGGGTTAGCGGTGGTCCAGTTTGCTGCCGTGTCGCGGCGCAGCTTCAGGCGTACTTGAACTGTGGTAGGCGTTGTCACTGGGTCGCACCTGTGCCGTCTAACAACAATGTAGGCGCGGGCGATGCGCCATTACTGTCAAGGATAAATGGCGCAGTACCAGAAAACGCAAACGACAGGAACGTGGAATTTGCAGGGAGTGTGGCACCACCGCAGTCCAAGATGTAGAGCAGCGTTACGCCGTCGATCACACGCAGCGAGATGCTGACGTTGTAGTGGAGCCCAGTATGCTGCTCTTCTGGCGGAGATGTGTAACGGTAGAGGGAATCTGAGTTGACGACGGTTAGCCCGCCCCAGATTCCGGCTGGCACCTCAAAGTATCCGTGCGTGCCCTGATTGTCGGAATAGTGGTTGCGGATCGAGTCGGCGGCTGCCTGGCTCAGACCACGAAATGTCAGTTGCAACGTGTGTCCGTTAACGCGCTGGCTGTGGCGGAAACGAACGGGTCCGGCATACGTTGAGACCTCGCTGATGTTCGAGCGCCCAGCATCAAAGCTGATTTGATTCGGCACCAGTGAGGGAAACGTCGTCATATCAGTAGGTGCAGCCCACAGTGTATTCCCACTGTGTGCTTACATCTGGGGCTGAAACTGTCACGGTAACGTACCTGCCGGTGTTGGTTTTAGTAATTGGGACAGTCACATTCGTGCCGGTTACAAAGCCGCTGTTGTAGTAAGCAGCGCCAGTAATTGTGAACTTATCTGGAATCGTAAATGCGGAATAAGTGAAGTCAAATGTGCCAGTACCAGGTCCAATGTCGTAGGTCTGGACGTATGTGCCCTGACCGCCGGATTGCTGACCTGCAGGACACAGCAGGATGGAATCGGGACTAGAAAGGAAAGGGTTATTAGGGACAAGTTCTAGCTCGACGCTTGTAGTTACGACACCTGGTGAGTATTCAGTATCGGGGCTCTTGACGTAAATCCAGGAGTAACCCGAGGGGAACTCAAAGTTTGCTCCAGCGACTACAGACGGGGGCAAATCGAACGGCTGAAATCTGCCGTGGAGCATGTAATGACTGATGATCGAGAAGTGATCGGTTTGCGATAGACCGTTGAAGCCCAGGCGCAGGGTGTAGCCGGTGCTGGCGTTGACGTGGCGCACGCTTAGTTCGCTGCCATCGAGTGATCCGATTGGCGTTGCAGCAGCCTGACCTGGGATGTAGGTCCGGGCAGTCGGCTGTAGGGCTGGGAAGGTGGCCATGGTCAAGCAATAGTTAAATTCATGTACCCCTTAAAATAAGTAGCAGGCGTAGGAATATACCCTTCGTAATATGAACCGCTAAGAGAAGAGTCGTACACTATGGGCGATGACCACACACCGGAACTATTTAATGTCTGATAAGTAAGTATAGGTATTAAAGTTGGCGATGCGGATGTATCACATGTGGCTGTGATAGTGGCAGTAGCCGCCCACGCCCTTAATCCGTATGCGGTAACACTTACGATGTTTGTGCGCGTTGGATATATTTCGTTCCAGCTCCAAGGGCCATACGCACCTGTTGTACAATTCACAGTTGTACCAGATAGCGGATATAATCCCGGATCTGGCAGACCAAATCTATATTTTTCTATCGCGCTAAGCCTATAGGTACCGAGCGTTCCCGTCTTTTGCGCAAACGCTTCGGGCAATGATACATCTGCAGTCGAAAAACGAGGTTCGCCGTATCCAGTGGGCGAACTGGGGTCTGGGCATCTTCCTACAGCGTATATCCCCCATCCGGGATATTCATCAAGTAGTACATTTGTGATAGCAAGAACGGCTGCTATACCTTCACCAACTTTTTTACAGGAACTATCGGGATCGAAAACCGTTCCTTGAGGTGCCATTTGACACAGCCACCATTCGGTATATGCGTTAGGACATCCGGCGTCAAGGGTCAATTCATCACCAGGTAAGAGCGGACGACCGGTAGGAATACCGCCGATTTGAGGTGTAGGTGTATCAACAGGATCATCTGGATTATCAGTGTTCGGTCCGGGTGAACCAGGCGTGGACCAGTCGACATTATCGGGAAGGTCGTATTCATAATCCGCTGGATCTGGCGGTGTCGGTGGTGTATAAGGGTCGCTAACCAGCGGCGTTGTGTCCTCCCGGCGACCGGCAATGTCGCACTGGAAATCAGCACGCCCGGTTGGCACCGTAAAACCAGGACCAACAGCATTAGCTACATAGTTAGCCAAAATGCTCACGCCGGACGGACTCACCGGGAAGTAGACAAGATCCAGCTCCACGCGCCCGGTATTCTCCCGGTTAATGCGCTCCACTTCGTACAGGTAATCGTGCAGCGTGATCTGACCGTCAACGTTTTCGCGCTTCAACTGCACACGCACAATGTCGCCTAGCTCCAGCGTGCTGTTATAGGCAGCCGGGAGAACTTTTAGTCGGAGAATGTGCGTAACGAATTTGCGTTTGGCGACTTCGTATGCGCCGATCTTTACCGCGTGGTTTTCAGACGCGCAAAACTGGCTGAGATCGTATTGCTCGAATGGTCCGTTGGCTGCCTCACCTTCGAGGCGTACTTCTGTAGTGCGAATGATGCCAATGTCATTGTCAGGTTGCTGACGCCAAAGCATCTGAGCACAGATCGGCTTGCGCTCCGCAAGTGGGATGTACTCGATCTCGAAGCCATCCGGCAAGATGTGCTCTTCGGTGAAGGTGAAGACCCACGAGATGACGCCGGTATAAATAGTGCCATCGTTGTTAACGGGCAGCCGTGGCTTGAATCCTTTCTTACCTGCTTTGTCGCTAATACGCAGTAGAAAGTTGCGGCCAATTTGCTGGAGCCAATCTTCAAGGTTCGTTGATTCCTTGAAAATACCGTTATAAAAGAAGCCGTTTGCGTTGGTGAACTCTGCTGCATCCGCCATTGCGGTCAGATCCAGCATATCCTCAGGAAAACGACTGCTCTGGCGAATCAGGTACAACGCCAGGTCAACAACATTGTTGCTAGGACCAAAAGTGCTATCAAGGATGCGCGTTACCTGCATACCCTCGCGCACAAAGCAGTGGACCTGCTTGTCCCAGGTCATGTCACCGTCAGCGTGGGTATTGAGATAGCTGAGGGTCGTCATGTTGTCGTAGGTGCCGCCGGTGCCGCAGTAATACGGGCAGTTCCAGAATTCGGTGCCAGCGACAGCGGTGATGAAGTTGCCCGGCGTCCAGTTTTCGGTGCGTGCGTCGTAGCTTTGCTTCCAGGTGCCCACCCGACAGGCACGCTGAAATACGTCGCGTAGTTGCAGCGGTGGAACGTTTCCCTCGCTGAGCACCAGCTGCAGGCGCACAGTCAGTTCATTGGTGGTGCCGTTGTTTTGGTAGCGCCCCTCAGTAGCACCAGGGCTAACGAAGACGCCGCCGATGTTATCAATCCGGCGCCCGAACACAATCGGCACGGGCTCGCCAAGCGTGATCGTGATCTGCTGGCTATCGAGCGAGCCTTGTCCCTGTGCTGCACCTTCAACCAGCGGTGGTGCCACCAGACCGGACTGGTAAGGCAGCAGTGACAGGGGATCGCTGATCTTAAGACTCATAACCTGAGGGGTGCTCCCACCAGCAGGCTGGTGAACTTACGCGGCGGGGCTTGCGCTCCAACCGGGGCTAAACCTGAGCCTAGCTGGACCTGCCACGTCGAAAAAGATCCGCTGATGCCGATTACTTCGCCAATGTATGCGCCGATCAGGAGTTGGGACGCCTGCGGTTGGTTTTGGCTGAGTGCTGTGCTGAACTCGTACAGCTTCAGCTCAATTAGGTAGTTGGCGGATAGCGCCGTTTCAAACTCGGGAACAGCATCCGATGTGGCGGGGACAGTGATCGTGACTCCGGTATCGCTGCCGGTGCTGCCGCCGATCAAACCGTTAGCCAAAAAGGGGTAGTAGTCCCAGGCTTGGCTGTCCCAAGTGACGGTCTGACCGACGTAGTAGTTCTGCCAGCGCAGGTAGGTGGTGGCGCCGTCGAAGATACGTAGGTATTGGGCTTGACCTCTGTTGCTCATCGGATTCCGGTGTACTGGCGACCGCCGTTGGTGCGACCGTTATTGAGGATGGTGCTAATAACGGTCTGCATTGCGCCTTCGAGGTCGCCCATCGTGACGTAACGCTCGCCGTTTTGCTGCAAGACAGGTCCGGTGGTGATGTTGATGGGGCCAACATACCCGCCTTCAGCAAATTGCGGAATAGCAGCCGAACCACGAGCACCAAGGAGATAGTTCTTGGCGAAACTGGCTGCTTTGGACTCTGGTACGACATATTCGCCTTCGCCGCCTTCTCCAATTAAGGCAGTTGTTGGTTTATTTACATATCCACCTGTCGCCATAGCAGCAAAACTTGGTGGGCTCTTAGGAGTAAATGTTCTAATTGTTTGTGTGCCGATTTCCCCTATTGGACCTTTTCGTGCAAAATATCCAGGTTTGCTCGGGTCTGTTTCTTTACTTAAAACTCTCCACGCATTAGCGGCACGCTCCATCGAATTAGCGTAAGCATTAGCAGCGCCTTGTGCTGCTAAGGTTTCAGAACGGAGTTTTGCGGCATTGACCGCTGCGTTGTATACAGCTCCAGCAGCTTGGAGTTGGGCTTGCCCGATTTGGCGAGCTACTGAAAGGTTATCGGAAGCAATACTTAAAGCGGACCGCGCTGCGTTAACAGCATCGTAATGAGAGCGGTTAACGATACCTTTGGCGCGGGCTTCCTCTAATGTGGCCTGCGTTAGTTTTACCTGAAGTTCTACACGCCTAAACGCAATAACCTCACGAGCAATTTCAAGTTCAATTTGTGCTTTAGTAGCCTCGAAGACTACTTTTGCGTTTTGTACTTCTAAGTCGTAAATGCGCTGAATAATTTCTTTACGGCGGCTGACGCTAGTTGTGCGCTCCAGTTCGCGTTCGAGGGCCTGGATTTCGATGTTATTGACTGTTTGGACGGCTTGACTCAGAGCACTTGTGAGACGTGCTTGATTGTTTAGAGCATTAAGTTGTTCATCGAGTTGTAGTTTTACGCGGGTATGTGAACGTTCATACTCTTGAACATAAGCATTAAGTTGTTGCTGTGCTGCTTGTATTTGTATAGTGCGGTTAGCTTGTTCAAATTTAAGTCCGGCAATCTGCGTGTCTACGCCAGCTTGCAGCTGGGTAGTTTGGAGATTTAGACGTGCTGTATTTAACTGTTCAATGTCTGCTTCATTTCGGCGGTAACGTGTTTCTACTATTGTTAATTCGCTTGCAGCTAGTTCAACTGCGGCTTGTGCAGCAACAACACTAGCTTGGTACTCAGCCTGCGCTTGCTGTTTACGCATTTCTGCGATGCGGCCAATAATCCCGGCTTCCTCATTCAACGAAAGTGCAAACTCCTGTTGCTGCTGCAAACGTTCGATGCCTATCTGGTGACGCTGTACTTCACCAGAAAGCAGTATTTGAATAGCTTGCAACTCTGCTTTTCGGCTATCCGCCGCCATCTGCAACGCAGCAGTCTGCTCTTGGATCAGCAATTTTTGCTGAGCTTTTTCTTTTGTGATTGCAGCTTCCGCAAGGTCTTGAGCTGCTGCCGCAGCAGCTTGATCTCGTTGAGCTTGCACAAGTTCTGGAGCGAGATTCGCCCCGTTAAGATTTATTTTATAGATTTTTTCTTGTAAATCGCTCTGAATTTGCAGGGCTTTTGATTTGTAATCCGCTTCAATCTGACTAGCCCTGGCGATACGATTTGTACCATCTAAACGCTGGCGCTCTACACCGAGTAGATCATTTTTTAGTTTAATATTTCGGTATCCTGCGTCTAGTTCTGCCTCGACAGCGGCGTTTAACTTGGCCTGCTCTTCTGTATTTTTAGGTAGTAGTGCTGCTATTCGCTGTAGGATTGCTCCAACTATGTTTAGCGGAGGTGCGTACTTATTGATTATGTCACCTAGTGCGCGTGCTCCAGATACGACTACATTGATACCTTTGAAGATTAAATTTATCAGTTGTAGGGCAGCAGCTAAACCGTTTTGGAAATCGACAGTTAAAGATGCAAGTAACGTACTAAATATGCTTTGTGTAGATTGCCATGCCGAGGTTAAGCGATTTGTTGCAGCAGCTGAATCTTGTATGGAGGTGCCAGTAGCTCCTGTCTGCGCTGCAAGTTCTTTTGCTATAACGGCTCTGGCTTGATCGTACTTGCCTGCCTCCCGCAAAAGGCGTACTTGTGTTTCTAGTTCGGCTGTGACTACAACCGTAGAATCGCGCAAAACTTGTATATCTAAGCGATTTAGTGCTGTTCCTAGTTCAGATGTTTTTTGTATGGCGTTTCCGAAAATCTGGTCGAATTTTTGACCTACGGCAGATAAGCCGATGCTGAGCGCCATGCCTAGTGGACCGCCCATTGCGCCACCCGCAAAACCGCCAACAGCGCCACCGATCATCGCGCCAGGGCCGCCACCGAAAAGTGCGGGGAAGCCACCACCGATAATGGCATCCGCTATTCCAGGTTTGGATACGGCTCCTTGAAGTCCGCGTAGTCCAGGAGCTGCTAAAAGAGATACGCCTTGTGGTAGACCCATGCCCCCACCTAAGGCTTGTGGCAGACGAGGACCTTGAATACCAACGCCAGCCTCAGTTCCACGGACAATCTCTCCGCTACTCAACTGCATTAAGCCTTTAGCAGCAAGCTGGCTTGCTTTAAGTTCGTCTTGTATTTTTTGATAACGCTGAGCATTTAATGTCGTCTCTAACCACGCAGCACTAAGGTTTTTTACTCTCGCCTCTTGTGCGCTTAACCCTCCGGCTTGGATTTTTACATTATCTAGAACTGTGGCAAATACTTGAGCTTGTGCAGCAGCTCCGGCAAGCGTATTCGCTAATTTAGCTGTTCCATTAGAGGCTTCACGAGCAAAATTACTAATTGGTTCAAATGCTTGTCGTAATTTATCGCCGAGCTTGCCGCCTCCGGGAGCAAGCAGATTAAAATTACTGTTTAATTGTCTAGTTAAATCGTTAAGTTGTCCTACAGCTGCGTTTACACGCTCCAGACGGTTAGTGCCGACTACGTTTAGGTTTACTACTGCGTCGTAACTGGCCACAGCACTGCCTGGTTCGTTTCACCAGTGTAGACGGCAAAAAGCCGCCGGGGTTAGCGGCGGCGTTTGGCGGATTCGTAGGCTTTGCGCTCTTGTTCGGCTCGAACGGTGAAGTAAGCGTTCCAGCCGAGTAGTTCCATGTCGGTCATGCGGGAGCGGAGTTCGCTCAGCGTCATGCCCAACTCCTTAGCGACGTAAAACTGCAGGAAGACGTAGCTGTCTTTCTCCAGCTCGCGCTCAAGCGCTTTTGTTGTCGAGCTGGTCCGAGTCGTCGGTCAGAATTGCCAGCATCAGCGACTGGAGATCCTTGTCCTTAACTTCGTTCTTGAGGATGTCGATTTCGCCGATCTTGAACATCTTCTGCCCACTTTCGTCGCAGGCTTTTGAGATCAGCAGCTGCAGGGCAAAGGCAGTGGCATCGTCTGATTTGGCTTGTTTCTGGGCGCGTTCGCGCTCAGCCATCGTCAGAGGCGTGACCCACATCTCGAAGATGGAGCCATCGCTAAGCTCAACTTCTTTTTTCGAGGGCTCCAGATTCGCTGCTTTGCGCAGGCGATCCAGGGCACTCATTTGAGTTGGGGTGGGCATAAATCGGCAGCCTGTTACGGCAATAGTGTAGCGGACTAGAAAAGAAAAACCCCAGCCCGGTTAGGAGCTGGGGGTTGCTGAACTGACTGCTGTAGCAGCGTATCAGGACTTGGTGAGGTCGAAGGTGGGGGTGTCACTGGGGCGGAAAGCGATTTCCACGCTCTGGCCGTCGTCAGGGTTCACGGTGAGGCTGGCCGAGGTCAGGATCACGGGGACGGTGATCGAACGGCTCAGGGTGTCGTCCACAGTGCCGCCGCTCACAACGCGGTCGATGTAGAGCTTCATCGTGGCGCCCACTTGCTGGCGCTGCAGCACGTCTTCCACCATCCGGTTAGACAGGTTGGTGTCGTCGTCGGTGGTGTAAACGGTGGCCGAGCCAGAACCATCGGCGAAGCCGGTGATGTAGCTGCGGAAAGGAGCGTACTGGCCGAGAGTCTGACCAATGGTGGTCACGTCGATCTCGGAGCGGGTGATTTCAAAGCTCCACTCACGCACGGAACCCACAGCGGCGGGGGCGGCGTAAGCAACTTTGAAGGCGTTGGGGGAAACAGCAGTGCCGTTATCGGTGATCGCAACCGAAGAACCGCCCAGGGTGGCGGAAACAGTCAGTGCGCCAGTGGCGGCGGTGTAGCCGATCACGTAGTAGGTGGTGCCTGCAGACAATCCGGCGGGCAGGGTGCCGGTACCAGCAGCGCCAGTTTCGGTGTTGACGATGCTGAACTTCACAGGGTCGCCGACCTTGAGGTTCAGGTAGGTGTCGATCGTGATGACATCAGTGGTGTCATTCACGTCGGATTCGCCGAACGTGGCGGTAGTGCCAGCAGGGGAGTAGTAGAGGGCGCCGGAGGTGCCCGACAGAACGGTGGCCATCGGTAGTTACCTAGTGGTGGACAATGTTGCGGGCACAGCCCGGCTTAATACAGGTTAGCGCCAGTGCTGTTAGTTATTAAGAGAGCACTTGTGCCTGGAATCCTGCTTCAATTCTTGAGATAAAAAATGGCGTAAATGCACGACGGGATTGTTGATCTGGGGTAGTGCCGCCGAAACTGGGGCTAAATGTAGGGCCGTCGATAGGGCCGGTACGGGCATAAACGCCTGTCGCTGGTTTAGCGGTGGCGTTGATTGTCTGAAGGACTGTCGCGGCTACATTCACCAGGGTCTGGTTGCGGGAAGGACCGCGATCCTTTGGTGTGTAAGTGCGGATGACAATGACACCTCGGATGTTGTCCGGGTTTGTAGTAAGTGCCAGTTCGGTGGTAAGGCCGAACTGGATATTGACGTGAACGAACTCTTCGGCGCTATCTGCGTCGTCGTTCATCACGTTGTCGAAGTAAACAGGTACAGGCGGGGTCAAGTTGTTGTACGCCGAAAGTAGCGGCGACTCAAAAACGGCACGGACGGCTTGGTAGTTCATTACCCGAATCCTTTGGCTGAACCGAACCCGGCACGGAAACCTTGCGCTAAGTCGGCCTGTAGCTGACCTGCTGCATTGTACCGAGCCCACCAGTCCAGAGGAGCAGTGCTCGTATTACCGCCAGATCCACTTACCTCACCTCTACGACCGCCTTCAGGTCTAGAACCGTACTGCTGAGGCTTTACAGGAGCTTGACGCCTAAATACCTCTGGTATATACGGCACTAGGTCCATAGCTTCAGCGGCATAATCTGAGCCATTTTTTATTTCGTACCAAGTTCCGGCTTTAAATCGGGCCAATGGTACATTTCGCTTTGTGTATGTGTATATACGTCCAGAACCTCTAGGGCCTCCGACACTTGAACCTTTGGGTACGGCGTACCAGGCGGAAGAAAACTTGCCTGTATAAGCTGGCCCGGCCTTTGCTAAACCGTTCATTATTTGAACGGCAGCTGATTGTGCAGCTCTGCGAGTAGCGTCTTCGATGTCTTTTACTAAGAATTTAATATCGCGGGCCATTATTGGGGCCTCAGGAGGATCGAGTGGACAACCGGGTTTTCGCCACGGGAGGTTTTGCACATGATGATGCGCCCCGTTTTGGTCGATCCGTTTTGGCTGTACTGGATACGGTCGCGGACGCTTGGAACGTATGTACCAAGCTCGGCGTTGCCGATGATCACCTTGAGATCGGTGGTTTGGTAGGCGCCCTCAAATTCTTCGGGTTTGGCCTCGAAGATCAGGGCGCGAACGGTGAGGCTGGTGTCCGCTCCAGTGACGGTGCCGGTGGTTGCGTTGTAGGTGGGGGTGGCGTTGGATTTGAGATAGGTGATGTTTTGGCCCCAGTCCGCTAGGAGGCGGGCCGGGATGGCGGCAAAAGTGGTATCTACAAGGCTCATATCAACCTCGCATCACGCGGATCTGGTAGCCGTTCGCGCCACCCAGCGTGTAGGCGCCCAGGTATGACTGGAGCCAGGGATAAACGTCGAAGACGTTGTTGATGACGTTGTTGGTCTTGTCGTCCTTGTAGCGGACCTTGAGGTCGCCGAGGGTGACTTCTTGGTACAGCTCGTCAGGGTCGCTTTCGGTGTTGGTGATCGCGTCGGTGTCGTTGGCGAGGGCGCGTGCCAGCTCGTAGGTGGCGTACTTAATGTCGGCGGGGATGACGCTGCAGGTCAGCTCCACGCGGTCGATTTCGTAGTTATTGCGGGGCCACTTAAGGGCTTGGCCGTTGTCGCAGCGGTCGCCGAGGAAGTTCAGGCTGTCGATCCAGCGGGTGGCGCTGATTAGAGCGCGGTTTTTCTGGTCGTCGGTCTTGTCCGTCCATGTTGAGGAGTTGGGGACGGTCTCGAAATAGGTGTTTGCGTCAGCCAGCGTCACGTAACTGTTGGCCGTCGCGCTGCTCAAAGTAGCGTTGATTGCGGCTGGCACAGTTACTTACAGAGCTTTTGTCTCAGTGTAGCGGCAATGAAAAAGCCCCACCCGGAGGTGGGGCCGATTCACACGCACTCTGATTATCAGATGGTGCTGGTGTCGAGGGGGCTGTTGACGGTGAGCTGAACCAGGGGGATCAGGTCAATGTCGTAGGTGGCAGTCCAGTTGCCGGCGGTGGCCAGTGCGGCGTTGGTCGGGTTGTCGCCAGCGTCGCCCCACTTGGTGCCCATCACGTGGTAGGCGCCGTGGTAATCCACCGAGAGCACGTCCTGCTTGGACAGAATGTTGCGGTCGGCCTCGATGCGGAGGTCCTGCTGCACACCTTCCAGGATGGTGCCCGACTTGGTGAGATAGCAGTAGAACTCGCGCTGGTGGCCAGCCGTGCCAGGGGCAACGGTGTTGACCAGGGGATCCATGATCACGCGGCAGCCGGCAAACTCGCCGATGGCGCGGGCACCAACGCCCACACCGCCGCCGCCCCACACCACGGCGCCAGAGGCGGCCAGGGCAGAGGTCGAGAAGGTCAGGAGACCGACCTGGTACAGGTAGAAGCCCACCGAGGGGTGAACCACCAGGGTGTCCAGTTCGTCGCCGCGCTCACCCAGCAGGTTGCGGGCACGAGCCACAGACGCACCAGTCAGGAAGTTGGCTTCGGCTGCGCCGGAGGCAGCAGCGACGCCGAGGTCCAGTGCGTTAGCGCTGAGAGCGGTGCCAAACAGACCAGCCAGTTGGCTGAACAGGCGGGCGCTGTTCAGTTTGTTGATCGCGTCGGCGAGTTGGTTGCGGATGTGCAGCATGGGGTCTTCCCCAGCGGCGAGCATCGCAACGTCGTCCACTGCATACGCAAAACCGCGATGGCAGATGGTGGCGATCTGGGTGGCGGTGCCGATCTTCTGAGGGGTCAGATAGCCGGCGTTGCTGGTGCCCCAGGTGGCCGTCCCGTTCATGATCTCCTCGGTGGGAGCCACGGGGTTGAACTCGGGCACTTGGATGCGGGTGCCGCCTTCGCGGGCATCCAGCAGGGAGTTGCGAACAACGGCGCCGCTCTTCAGGAAGAGGCTGCGATCCTTGATCGCCTCAGACACGTAGGTGCTGAGATTATTGCGCTTGACGATGTCCGCGAGAAGGACACCGCCCGAATAGTTCTGAAATGGTGCGGCCACTTCAAGATCTCCAGGTTGGTGGGTGGGGGTTCAAGTCACAGACCTGAGTTGGGGGTGTCCCACGGGGACTTACCGGCCCGCTTCTCTCTTCAGCACGGCTGCGAGATCAGGGTCGGAGGCTTCCAAGGCCATTTGCCTCGTTAAGTTAATACTACCTTCCTTCCATGGGTTAGCCATTCCAGGGGCAATCGTGGAATTAGGTGTCGGTTTGGCACCCATTCCAGCGGCGCTGCTTGGTTTGAAATGGTGCTCGAATCCCGAGCCGGGATTCTTTAGGTTGGCGAGGTAGGTGTTGATGTCCTGTTCGACGCCGCCGTTGAGGACAACGACACTGCCGCTGTCGTTTTTACGCAGGTTGTTTTGCAACAACTGGAGCATTTGCTCTGCGTTAATTGCTCCAGCCTGGCTGATTGCCGAGAGAGCGGTTGTTTTTACGGCGGCTTGTTCGTTGGATGTACGCAGGTCCTCCAGCTGGCGGTGGAGGTCAGTGATGACTTGGTCTTTTTCTTGGGCGGTCTTGTTGGCTTCCTCCCAGAGGTCTTTCCATTGGCCTTGGTCTTCCAGCGTTTTCTTGCGCTGGTCGTCCTGCTTCTTGTAGACCTCGTCGAGTTTGGCCTTGATACCTTGGAATTTTTCCTCGGCTTCGACGGCCTGTGCTTTCAACGCAGCAAGCTGACTTTCGTATTCCGCTTTGAGGGCGGCTGAATTGTCAGGTTGGGGAGCGGTGTCGGCTCCAGCCACGGGCTGGGCAGGAGTCACCACGGGTGTCTCCTGGATGACTTGCTCTTCCATGCTCAAAATTCGTACTCAGCGGTTTGGGAAATGGTTTCTTCGATGGCGCTGCGGCGTTTGGGGCGGGCAGGCTTGGGTTCTTCGGGTGCAGGGGCTGCGGCTGCATCGCGGGCGCGTGCAATCTCATCCAGTTCGACCATTTCCCAGCGGAAACTGCCGTCCGGTTGCTGCACGTAATCCAGGCTTTTCACCGGCGGATAACGGGTAGGACCGTTCTAGTATAGAACAGAAGAATTAGGTGAGATCTTCCTGTTCTTCTTCCATAGATTCTTCTTCGGCGGATTCGGCAGGTTCCAGCTGCTCGTCGTCGTCGTTGTGGGACATAGTGCCAGTGCTTAGGATTTCGCCTTGGCGGAGAATGTCGCGGAATTCCTCTCGGTCGATCACCTGCTGCGCGAACAAGGAGGTCAGCGCCGTAATGTCTTGGCCGATCAGGCGGTCAATGTCGAAGTCGCGGCTGATATAGACCTTCGGAGGTTCCAGCTGGAGGTAGCGGGCAGCCAGATTGAAGGATTGCTGCAGGGTTTGCTGGAGGTCCATTGAAACCATGGACAGCATGGAGTTGGTGTCCACGCGGTCCAAGCGGCGGGCGTCGGCGGATTCGGCGACGAATTTCTGCTGGCTCAGCGTGCTAATGCCGAGCGTTGCCATCTGCTGCTGCAACTCGCGGATTTCGTTGGTTTGGGCTTCAAATGCGTTGGCCGCAGGCTCCACGTAGTAGATCTTGTTGCCCGGTTGGGTGGCGATGCCGTAGTTCACACTCACCGCCAGGTCCTTGGTCTGGTCGTCCCAGCCCTCAAGGACGAGCATTGGCTGGGAGGCGATGTGGAGGCTGTGGATGAGGTCGGCTTGGCGCTGGAAGTGCGCCAGGTTGAGGTAGGCAATGTCCAGCAGTGGGGGCTTGCTGACGAGCGTGTCGACCTTGTTTGAATACAGCGTGACGAGGGGGATTTCGCCCAAGCTGTAGGCGCCCGATTCGACCAGTTCGTAGTCGGAGGTGCTGCTGGTGGCGTCGAAGCTGTTGGGGTAAGGGAAGCCGCCGGCTTGGATCTTCTTGGTTTCGGTCTGGCGGTAGATGCGGTAACGGCCCGGTTCGATCACGCGGACTTGGTCGTACACCGCTTCGCCGAACTCGCCTTCGGGGAGAACAGCTTTTTCTGCGATGCGGACTTGGATCAGGTTGCCGTAGTTGACTTCGCGGTCCAGGCGCCAGCCGTAGACGTTGGCGGGGTCTACTTCGATCCAGTAGGGGCGGCGGCCCAAGGCGCGTTCTTCCGCAAGGCTGCGGGCGTCTGTCGGCGCTGGGAAATCAACCAGCGTGTGGCAGTGGCCGTAGGTCAGTGCGCAAATCAGGTTGCGGCGGGCGTATTCGTCTAGGTCAGAGCCGCAGCCGTCTACGTTCTTGGCGAAGACCTCGCTCCAGTAGGGGTCGCCTTCAAGAGTGATCGGTTTGCGCAGGATCAGGCCGGCTGCTGCGCGGATGAGACGTTGCGTGTAAGGAGAAAATACGGCGCGGTTTACGCGGGCTAAATAGGCGGTGTAATCCTCTCGGGGTTCCAGGGGGAGGAAGGCTTCGCTGTTCTCGCGGAGATACTCGGTGCCGAGTGTCACCGCTTTCATGATTTCCCAGCCCTTCATCTGGTCCATCACGGCGGCGGTGCGCGTGAAGGGGTTGTCAGAACCACCCATGTAGGTGGAACTGACTAGATGGGTGCGGATGCGACCGGGAACTGAGTAGGTCATTTAGCTACCATTTTTCGCGTGCCGCCCAGAAAGCGGCAGACATTTTGCCCTTCTTTATGTTAGCGGCGTGCCTAGCAAGGAACGCCTCGCGGCGTTTGCGGTCGGCTTCGCTTTCGCCGGCCTTCTTGGGGGATCCAGAGACGCCTTGTTGGCCGAAGCGGATTAGTTTTACTTGGTCGCCTTCTTTTGCGAGGACTACGTGTGATTTAGTGGGGTGTTTTGGGGTGCGTTTTGGTTTGTTGTAGCCGTCAAATTTTTCGCCGCGATACTCAATCATCGTCGTCCTCCTCGTCGTCGGGATCATTGATTGGCACCAGCACTTCGATGCCTTGGGCCAACATTGACACAAATCCGCCCAAGATTTCGGGGTTTTGGGGGGATTTGAAGACGAATGTGGCGTGCGTGAGGCCGTCTTCAGCGTCGATTTCGATGTGAATGCAGCCTCCGTTGACGGTTTGGATCGCCATTAGCTATCCGACAGTGCTCCAAGCGTTACGGTGATAGTAGGACCAGGATGGGTAATAGTTAAAACGTTAAAGCTATAGTCGCGTACGGGCCTGTCTTGCACGAAGTACAAATAAGTACCATTAGCACTGATACGTTGAGCGCCAGCATGTTTTGTTGTGGCGTTAATTTCTCCGTAGTCAGAATTGCCTGTAAGGCTGCCGTCAAAGGAGATGTCGATGTGGCCTGCAACAAAACCTGTCACTTTTACCTGAAAGCAGCTATGCCCAGCAGTCACATTGGTGAAGAACAATGCGCCTACGGATGTAGTGCTCTGGCTTGGGTAGATCGTTAATTCGCCGTCGTAGACGGTGCCGGTTCCAGTGGCCATGGGTTACTTTTTGCGGGGTTTCTTGGCGGTTTTGGCCGCTGCTTTGAAGTCGGCGGCTGTTGGGGCGCCTTTGCTGCCGGGTTTGCGCATCTTTTCGCCGGATCCAGCGGCGATGCGCTTGCGTTTGGCGTTGATATTTGCGTATAGACCCTGTTTCTTGGCGGCCATTACTTTTTGCCTCCCTTTTTGGTGGGTTTTTTGCGGGTTTTGCCGGCTTCGGATAGTGCAATGGCGATTGCTTGCTTCCGATTTGTCACCTTCTGGCCTGAACTGGACTTAAGAGTGCCAGTAGAGTATTCGGACATGACCTTTTCGACCTTTTTCTGGGCCTTTGTTGGTTTTTTGGCCATGGCACGAGGGCTTTGTACCAGTGTAAGGCGGGTTAGTAGAGGCGATAGTTGGTTTGGCCCATGCTGCCCGCTTTGGCGAGGTTGAATTGTTGTAGGCATAAATACCCAAAGGCGTCGAAGGCGTGGTCGACGCCCAGGTTTTTGTTGGGAAGGCCAGTGCCTGGGGCGTAGGTGAGGGTGCGGAGGGACTTGATTAGTTCCTTGCAGCGGGGGTGGATGTAGGTGCGGCGGGTTCCAGTCGCATCGAGAAGGGCGGTGTTGACGGCGGTGATCTTGTCGCGGATTTTCCAGGGGGCTTTGGGACTGGAGACGTTGAAGCCGCTTCGGCGGAGGATGTTGTGGTCCGTTAGGCCCACGCCGCTGGTTTTGCGGGCGCCACCAGTGGGGTCCGGGCAGGCGATCACGCGGCGATCCACGCCGAAACGGCGGGTGACTTCCTCGGCGAAGTCCCAGGTGGTGGCGCCGCCAGTGAGGATAATTTCGTCGAAAACATAGAGTGTTTCATTATCTTTTACAGCGCAAATTCCTGACATCGGGCTAACATTAAAGTCGACGCCAAGCAGTAGCGGTAGGACAGAAATATCTGATGCTTCGGTTGAAATGTTTTCGTCGCCGAATGATATTGCAACGAGGCCGCTGAGGTTTTCGAAGCTGGCCTCGAATTCTTGGCGAAAGGTGCGGGCGTCGAGTTGGCCTCTCGCGGCTTCGATTTCTTCTGGTGGGACGTTGTCGCCCTCAATCGTCGTGAATTGCCAGCGGCTCCAGTTCTCGTCGCCGCTATCCGCGTATTGCCAGAGTTCGTAGAACCAGCTGGCCGTGCCGTCCGGGGTGGAGATGAATAATGCCCAGCCTTGTTTGTCCGCAAGGGCTGGGCGGATCACCTCGAACCAGACTTCGCTGGACATGAACGCGGCTTCGTCCAGCACCACGCCAGCCAGACTGCGGCCTCGGAGGGCCATTGCGTTTTCAGTGCCCTTCAGTTCGATTGTTGAGCCGTTTACGAGTTCGATCTTCAAATCCGTCTCATTTTTGGCCTTAATCCATGCTTTAGGGACTAACTTTTTCAACAATTTCCACACAATATCCTTACTCATGCGATATGTCGGGGCACAATAAAAGAATGTTTCTCCGGGGCGTTCGATTGCTCCACGGAGTAGTTCGACGCAGGAAAGATAGCTTTTGCCGAAGCGGCGGCCTGCGACGAGGACGCGGAAGCGTTTGCGGCTCGAAAAAACTTGGCCCTGGGCGTAACGGAGACTGACCGCTCCAGCGGATTCGGGCATTTTTATCTGGGGGGTACATTCTAGTGTATTGCAGGAATCGCAACCCCTCCCCCGTGTGTAACAGAGGAAGGAATTGCGAATGCATCAGTAAGTTCCCTACGCCAAGCCCCGCACGAACAGAATCGCAACCCTGCCCCCATCACACTAGCGTTATACTGTATAGCAGCAGTAGGCCAGCAACACAGCACCGGCCTTTTGTGTAGGTGTTATGCCACCTAGCGACCGAGCACCACCAGCCGACACTCGGCAGCCGAGCGACCGGCAGACTCGCAACGTGCCAGCTGGCGGCTGTTGTCGAAGCCCATTGCCACGAGAGCGGCAACGATGGCACCGCAGGCCAGCAGGTAGCCGAGGGATCCGCGTTCAGTGTTGGTCATGGGGAGTCTTGGTGTGACTAGCCCCCATTGTATCACAGGATCGCCGGCTGCCTAGCCTTGCCGCTTGTCTTCCACCGTGATGTTCAGCGTGGGCGCAGCGGCTGCCTGAGTTTCGATCGCCGCCTCGCCCAAATGAGCGCCAAGGTCTTTTAGCCCCAGCATGGCCACTTGCAAGTTCCCCTTGCTTATCGCTTTGTTGATCAACCGCAGGCGCATCGCTTGAAGACGCGAAAGCATGGCCTCACGATCCTTCTGCCAGTCCTCCTCATTCCACTTTGTGACAACTCGCCAATCCATCCAGGCGGTCTTTTCGCTGATACTTTCTCTTGAAGCGTGATCTAGCACCAGCTGGCGAGTTGTGAGACCTTCCAACTGGCGGCGATACAAACGCTTCTGGCGCTCCTCTATAACGGCGTTGGGGTTGCGTTTGCCATAACAACCCAGCGGATGTTTCGCCTTTTTGTCTTCCACTTCCGGCGCAACTTCCGGCGCCTGCTCGATAGGTTCCGGTGCGTCCGACATTGTTAGAATCTCTGGCCGTTTGGTTCAATCTTAGGTCAGCGCACAAAAAAGCGACCCCGTAAGGCCGCAAGTGCGCGAGCGTAGCGAGCGCTCAGTAAGACGGCAAGACAAAAGCAACGGTGCAACTGCCAACGGGCCGTAGCTCGAACCCTTCGCCGTGCTCAAACGTCCGGCACCGGCAGCCGGTCAGACCTAACGCAGCCTTCGCCGCCATGATCACGCTTCGCCGGCTGGCATCCTGTGGCAGTGCCAGCTGATCACGCCGTACCCAGCTGTAATTGGCCTCGCCGCCGAACGTATCGGTCAGCTCAACGTCCCAAACGGTCAGAGTCTCCAGCATCGCTCAGAACCCCACGGCGTAAGTATCGGCGTCGATACTGTGGCAAGTGAGAGCCTGCCACTCAACACCGGCCTTACCGGCTGCGCGCAGTGCGGCAGTTATGGGGCCTTCCTCAAACGTGGCCGACCCACGCCAGGTAGTGTCTGCATCGCGTTTGATTGTGGCGAGCCAGCGGGAACCGCGGCCACCAGCGGTAGGGCCTGAGTAGCGAACCACCGCACAAGCCCGAGAGCCGTCTACGTGGGTTCCGGTCCAATGGAAAGTGTGAGCCATGGTGTGAGCCTATGGGTTGGGTCTCGTGAAATACACTACAGCAGATCGCGCCATTAGGCAAGCGCGGGAGCCAGAGCACCGCTGGAACCGTCCGGCCAGGGGTAGGACTCCCGGCGCCATTCCTGATCAGCCGGCAGCAGTGCCAAGCCAGTGAGCGCCACTAGGTCTGAGCGGTCGATTCCGCGTGCAACCTTCTCAAGCTTGAGATACGCGCCGCTGCTGAGATCCTCCACTACCCAACCTTCACCGCTCCACTCCACGCACACCTGAAACAGTTCCTGCAGTTCCCGCTCCAGCTTGTCTTCAGGCAGTGAGTCCAGCTGGTCATCAGCCCAGAACTTAGCGGTGCTCGGGCCGTACGCGTTACGCTCCAGCACGTCGGTTGGGCAGTATGCGGCCAGCTGATCTCGCACGAGATCGCGCCAGTCTGACGCGTAGGAGTCTTGCCAAGCCCGTTCAATCTCCTCCAGCTCCAGCGTGGAGTGTTCGTCTTCAGAGATGAGCGGATAGGACTCCAGCGCTGCTACGGTTTCGATCACGTCAGCCGGGACTCGCAGCAGATCCAGCACAACACCGGACCCGTTCCAGCCATAACCAACGGTAAGAATGCCGTCGTGGGGGTCGGGTGTGCTGGCGGAATCGGTGAGCACGTTGTAATTAGCCTTACCCACTAGGCCGGTGCTGGCATAATCGCTCCAGCCGCAGTAGGTCGGCACGAAACCGAGTGACACGTCGCGCCAGCGCTCAGCTAGGCAGGTTTCGAGATGGCGCTCCGGGCTTTGGTGCCAAGAGCCGAAACCGTCGCGCTCCGGTTCGCCGTCTCGAATCAGCAGCCAGTGCCCGGAGCATCCGGCGAGACGGTCAATACGCTCCAGCAGTGCGGGGCTGGCTTTGGGTGTGGTTGCCATGGTGGGATCGTCTCCCTAGGTGATCAGCCCCAAGCATGGCAGCAGCCCCAGCCGTATCTGCCCTTACTGTTACAGTTCTTCAATCGGTCGGCGCCGCTTGCCCTTGGTGGTAGTGTTAGAGGGTATCCCCAACCCATAGGGAACCATGCAAAACCACTACATACGCGTCACCTTTCAAGACGTGCCCATAGGGGCAGAGTTCTGGTGGGGTGGTTTCACGCCAGAGCGCTCCAACTGGGGCCGTAAGCGCTCCAGCCGCACTGCTGACTATCGGCCGTTGATTCTTGGCAAGCTATCCGACTACAGCCGCTGGGGATTCTGGCGGCAAGATGAAGTCGTTTTTATTGCAAACGGCGACAGGAGAGAGCCGTGAGCGGCGGCGAATGGACCACCAAGGGACGCCAGCGCGAAGCCCGCGAAGCCGAGCGCGAAGCGCTCCGGCTGAGCAAGCGCCACCTACGCGACCTGCGCTGGGCAGTGGAACGCTCCAGCATTGAAGCCTCAGACTGGGCAGACCTACTAGCGCTCCAGCAGGCCCACGGCAAGGAGGGGCCGCTCCAGCTGTGGCGGGAGCTTGTGCCCTACTGGCGAGACTGCCAGCGCGTTAATGGTGGCGCCGACATCCCAGCGGATAGTTTTCCACAAGTTCCGGGACTTTTAACGCGCAGCGCTCCAGCGGCACGGATTAAGGCATCGCCGGGGGCAGCCCGTAAGGTTCGCTCCAATAAAGGCAAAGCCCAGCCCAGCCGGAAGCGCTCCAGTTGATACGCTCCAGCTCTGGCCACAAGGTCGGGGCTTTTCTACTGCCCTTGCAAGTGAGACTCACGAGACACGCCACGAGACAGCCGTAGGCGGAGATACCGACCACGCCCCAGCAGACCTCCCACTATGGGAGGTATTGGCAGGATTCCCAATACATGAATGGCAATTATGAATGGCGTTCCAGGCTATGAATGGGTTTTCGTCGAGGCCGTTAGGCCGAGACATGAATGGCCGTTTGTAGGTTCTCAAAGTATGAATGGCAGCGTTCCATGAATGACTTTTCTGCCTGTTCCAGTTCTGCTGCATCCATGTAGTGGACGTTGGGGGTGCCGCATCGACGTGCCAGCACAATCACGGCGCCGGATGCTTTTAGGCCGGTTAAATGTTTGAGTCCCAGTGAATAGGCTCCACACTGGTCAATGTATGAATGGCCGCTGGGAAGCCTGTCGTCGCGGTCGGTTTTACGTCCCACGCTAGTCTTCCAGTCGACAACATGGATGCCTTGTTTTCCTTTTACGGTGAGTAAGGCGTCTGCTGTTCCAGCAAAACCTGCCGGGTGGTGAATGGAAAATTCGGACGCAAAAATCTCCGTGACGTTTTCGGCGATCCAGTCAGATAGTGAACGAGCGTAACCTTTTGCACTGAATCCTACGGGGGGAACATTGGGGCGTACCCTTTTGAGTGCCCATTGTGTGATGGGAGCAGGAATACGCGCCAGGCCTTGTTCGTCCCAGCGAATAGAGTTTCTTTTGTTTGCTGTAGAACGTGCTAATTGCATTGAAGTTTTTAATAAATACTCTGCTTGATTGTGTGTCATGTTGCCTCTATTTGCTGCAACATTTCGCTGGCAGGTAGCTTCAGCTTCCCCGAGGCGGGCAGCCCAGCGTTCCAGTCCGGTGGTGTCGCTTGTCTCTTTTAGTATTCTAGTTACACTGTGATACACGTTACCGTTAATGTCCCGGTAGATCCTGCCGCCGGGGTCGGATTCGTCATCACGTTCCAGCTTCCAACGCCTTAATCCAGCAAGTGTGTCTTGTGTATTAGGCATTGAAGGTACTATTTCCCTTCTGGATTCTAGTACAGGTGTCAACACTTGAAAATTTTGCTGGTGGCCTTTGCGTGAAAACGCTTGATTGCACCAGGGGATGCCTGTGGTAAGCCTTTTTCAGGCGTGTGTTCCCCGTGCAGCAGGGCCGCTGCGGCTAAGTAAGCCTCCCGAGCCTCTTGCTCTGTTGCGTAGTGCCCCAGGTAGTACTGCACGCCATCAATCCCGATTAAAGCCCTGTAGGTGCCGCTTGGGGTCCTCGTGTAGCCCTTTACGTTGCTGCGGTTGCAGTGATTGCCGGAACGGGTGGTCGAACGCAGGTTCCAGGGGCTGTTGTTGGCTCTGTTGCGGTCTATGTGGTCTATCTCCAGGGGCTCCGTACCTGTGACCCACTTCCAGACAAGACGATGGGCTGAAAATTTGTCGTGGCGAATTTCGCCGACTATGTAACCCTTTGTGAATCGGCAACCAAACGGTTTACCTATGCGGTAGGGATTCTTGTGGGTGCGCCAGTAAAGCGTCCCAGTAAATGGATCTAGTGAAAACAGCTCCCACAGCTCTTCCGCAGCCGGTAGGGGCTTGTAAGCTTTCGCCATCGCCTATTCCTGGTAGGTGGTCGGGGGCAGGGTGTTGGAAGCACCGCTGCCCCACCATTTTACCTATCAGGCAGGCTTAAAGGGGTTTGTTCCCTCCAGGAGCCTCGAAATATCGAAGCCGTCAGACTTCGCTTCCAGCCATGCTGCGTCAATAAATTCTTGAGATCCTTTCTTTCTAGGTACCGGACGAACTGAATACTCAGTCGTTAAACCTGAGCCTTTTTTTGATACGGAAAAATCCCAATCAAGCAAGTTGCTATAGTCATCAAGCTGACTAATCGCATCAATTTCTTTCAAAATTGATTTTTGGGTAATCTGTAGTACTTGAACTTTTCCAGCGTCATATACGTACACGGGGATTGCTATAGCAAACTTCACATCTGCTGTTCCAGGGCCACCGCGTCCTTCGCGGGGCTCGAACTCGCCCATTTCGGCAACCACGTCCTCATAAGTGGGCTCGTATGAAAACCGGAAAGGTTTGTTGACCCCGTTTGCTTGCCCCCAGCACTCGTGAAATTCCAGAGGTTCGTCAGTGAGTAGGGCGAAGCGGACGGAACCACCATCGGGGAGTTTGCTGAGGCTCAGGTAACCGCCGCCGCTGTTGCCGCCGTTGACGTTTGCAGATGCGGATTTTGAAAGGAAAGCCATTTGTGTAGGTGTTTGGTGTGGTCGGCTGAGTGCCAACGAGTAACACACTAACACGCCTTGACACCGATGGCTAGGCTGAAAAAACGCCCCACAGCGGAAAAGCTGCAGGGCGTGTGGAACATTCTCATGTGAGACTCTAACATGTCGCAAGGTAAGACGCAGGATCTGCTGGCTTTTGTGCGCCAGTTGCCTGTGGGGATGGCGTATGCACCGATCTACGCCAAAGGCGAGAAACTGCCCTCAGGGTCGGTAAGCAAGGGCAAGACGCCCACAAAGCGCAGTCATGACGAGGTGATGAGCCCGGCTGACGTCGCTCTGCAGATTGAGCGCCAGCCGAAGGTGTTCCAAGCGGTGGGCGTCTTTACGGGCGGTCGCAGCATGGGACTCGTGATTCTTGATGTGGATCGGAATCTCAGTCGTCTCAAAAAGAAATGGGGCGAGTCGCTGGAGGGTGCTCCAGTCGTTACCTCGACCAAGGCGAACGCGGCGAAGTACCTGTTCCGCATCCCTGAGGCTCTGTGGGGCTCGGTGCAGGGTTTTGGGCTGTCCGATACCGGTGCTGGTTACGAGGTGCTCTGGGGCCGTCAGGGCGTCATCTACGGGGCTTATCCGGGCTCCAGTGATGGGAAGGCGCCGGAGGGCTCGTATGGCTTTGAAGGGGACTTGGAGGCGATTCCAGAGGCTCCTGCGTGGCTGATCGCTGAGATGAAGGAGCGGGCTGGCAAAGGTGTTGAGGATGCCGGCTTCATCAGGAACCGCAAGGCGCTTGATTTCTCGGATCGAGATCCAGCTGAGGTGGCTGAGATCATTCAGTCGGCACTGAAGGTCATTCCGGGGCAGGGGGCTGGTAGCCGGGACCACTGGGTCAAGGTGGGGATGGCGATCCACTCGGAGTTGCCGACTGACCTAGGGCTAACGCTGTGGTCTGCGTGGTCTGCGGAAGATCCGGAGTTTTCACAGGAATGGGAGGAGGGCAATCCCTGCGAAGCCGCTTGGAGGAGCTTCAGGAAGGGGCCTGTAAGCCTCGGGACGCTCTTCTGGATGGCGGACCAGCAGATGCCTGGGCGGCTGTGGCTTGCGGAGGATCTGCGGAAAGTGGTGATGCAGCTGGAGGCGGACGTTGCGCCAGAGCATCTGCCTCGCTTTTCCGAGATCATGCTGGCCACTAGGGAGGCGCTCCAGCTTGAAAATCCGGCTGAGCAGAAATACGAGCTGCACAAGATCGCGTACAAGGCAAAGATGCGCGACGCCTTTGAGCTGGAGAAGATGTATGTCGATCAAGTCCAATATGAGTCTCAGTCTGAGACGATGACTGTGAAGGAGCTGCTCCAGCAGGACTTTGAGCGCAGCTACCTGATTCCTGATCTCCTTCCCAATCCCGCAGTCGTCCTGATCTACGGCGCTGGTGGTGATGGCAAGTCCATGGCGGCTTGGACTCTTGCGAAGCACATTGCGACAGGGGCGCCCTTTGTGATTCGCGGCCAGCACGTTCCAGTGCAGCAGGGGCCGGTGCTCCTACTCAACGGCGATCAGCCGCTGGTGCAAATGCAGGAGCAGCTACTGGAGATCGAGATGCCTGCGGATGCTCCGGTGACGTTGCGGACGGATTGGACGCTCCAGTCCTATGCACGCTTCCAAAAACTCATGGAGCGGGTGCGGCCAAAGCTGGTGGTAATCGACTCGCTGATCGGCTGCTCTGGCGGTCGGGCGTTCGACGAGAACAAGTCCGACTTTGCTACTCCGCTGTATTGGCTCACCCGCAATAACGGGGTGCTGTTCCCGGCCACAACGATCCTGATCATTCACCACGCCAACAAGACCGGCGGCTTTAGGGGCACCAGTGCTATCCGGGACGCTGTGGATGAGACCTGGAGCCTGCGGCGACCCAGCGATAAGCAGCTGGAGCAGACCGGAGCTAATGCCCGGATCATCACCGTTGAAAAATCCCGCTCCGGTCGTGGTGGCACCAGTCTGCTGTTGCGTCAGGAAGCCGACCTGAGCTTCACGCTGGCAGATTGGACCCCAGAGGTCGACCCGACCGAAACAACCCCTTCAGGGGTCATAGACCGCGTGCTCCAGAGGCTTCGTGTCGTTTACCCGGCAGGTAAGACCCGCGATGAACTGAACTCTGATCCGATCTGCGGGGGCAGCGTCGCCGGAATCAGGAAGGCACTCCAGCGCTTGGAAAAGCGTGGGCTGATCCACGTGATGGAGGAGCGCAAAGCAGATGGAAAGCGCGGTAGTGCCAGCAAGGTCTACCAAGCTGTTCTCTCTCCCTCGCGGGGAGAGGTAGGAAATACCTGTCCCACTAAGGAAAAACCCTGTGATACCAACGAATCTAAAGTGGGACAACAGCCCGAAATTCAGGAAGTTGTCCCACTTAAATCGAATGTGGGACAAACCGAGCCTGAAACGGAGGGGTGTCCCACTTTGAAACCCTGTGATACCAAGGGATCTGATCAATGGGACACCTCTGGGACATATCCCCACGCGCGTGAGGAAAGGTCGGAGGCTGAGCTGGAGCAGCTGATGCAGGAAGCCGCACGGATGTGGGACTGATGGGCCAGTTCACCCCGCCTAACTTTTTCCTAGGGCTCATGCGGGTTGCCGCGTGGGTGTTTTGGAGAGATCCCGTGAAGTCGGAACCGCCCCAGCCGAAACGCCCCAGGAAGCCCACCCTGGGGTACACCGTTGGCGACATTCCCTACGAACTGCTCGCCGTGGTCCGGGTCTCATGGTTCCGCAAGGGCATGGCCTACGAGGTGGAGGAGTACCAGATCGAGGAGTCGGACGACGCCCCGAAACAGTTCACCTACATCGTTGGCACGGCACTCCGCCAAGGCGCTGACGTCTGCGTGCTCACGCAGTACGAGCCAGAAGCCTTAGGTGTGCAACAATAGAAGGGTTCCCGCTCTGCGCCTCGTTCGCATCGGGCACGAGGGGTGCAGCTCGGTCGGGGCTGCATTAAACGCGACTCGCCCATAAACCTTTGTACGCCCCTCACCCCAAATCCACTGGTACGACTAGCTTTCGTACCTAACGTAAAAATTTTTATGTAATGACACAGCATCCAATCACCCCACCGCCCGAGCTTGCTGCCAGGTGGGTCAACGAGATCTACGGCGATGACGGTTTTGGCTTCGATGTTCCCCTTCACCCCATCACGCTTCGGCTGGTAGAACGCGCCGCACAATGGGGCGCCGACCAGGAACTGGAGGCGTGTTGTGAGTGGCTTCACTGGCAAAACCTGGCCACACATCCCGAACTGATCCCTTCGCTCCGCGCCGCCCGCCGCCCCAAGGCACCGAGCTTGAAGGAGCAGGCGTTGGAGCTGATCGACGGCTGCACCGACCCTGAAAGCGACTACCTAGACGACAACGCGTTATCAATCATCCGCCGCGCACTGGAGCAACTCGATGACTGATTACACAGCAACGCCCAAGCAATGGGCCGAAATAGAGCATTGGTCTGATGAATACGGCTACGCTCCTCAAACCTGCATCCTTGAACTCCGCGCCAGGGTCAAGACGCTAGAAGATGCGGCTCACAAGCACATTGTCGAAACGAATTCAAACATTGTGGCTTTATTTAGCCGGGTTGAATCGTTAGAGGCTGCTGAACGCCAAGCATCAAAAGTCCACCAGATCAGCAAACCTCTGAAACTTACTGCAAAGCAGCAGGCAGAGTTAAAAGCATTACTGACGCCCGATTTTAGGGTTGGCATGACGCCAACTTCTACTTCAAACCAAGTTGGTAATTCGCTGGTGGATCAGGTAGCCCGCGCTATCGGTCGAGACGATGAACCCATCAACTGGGAGGAAGAAGCCCGCGCTGCGATCCGCACGGTGGCGGCGTGGTTGATTGACCGGAAGCGCGACGACGACTGGCTCGCACCTTTTGAGGAGCTTGCTGATCTGTTGCTAGAGGAGGTGCAGCAATGAGCGACTTCCACCCAGCACCCTTTCAAGACTTCTCCACCGAGCTACGCGATCCCTGGCCCGTTGTGGAGCGGCTGCGCATGGCACTGCGCGAAGCCGAGCGCTACTGCCTCGGCGCTGAGAACATCACCGGCCAGTGCATCTCATCCCTTCTTGAAGTTCTACCTGACGACGATGACTGATCAACGCCTAATCTCTCCACCCGCCAAAATCATCCGCCAATGGGAAGCCGAATGGGACACCAACGGTGCCGCCCATTGCAACAAAGCCCTCTACATCGCTGCTAAGGCTGCAACCTGGGGCGCGAAGTCTGCCATCGAGTGCGCCCTGAAGGACACTGCCTCATGTCATTGGCGTGTTGCCGATGGCCCTGAAGATGGAGTGCAGCTTGTGCGTGCCAGTGATCTGGTGGCTTGGGCTGCTGCCATCGGCAAGCGCTATGAGGTCGAAGAATGACCAGTCAACACCCCATCACCCCACCGTCGGAGCCGGTGCGGCAGTGGCTGGAAGAGCTATACGGCGGTCCAGTTTCTGTGATTAGCTCGTTTGATCAACGCGTCCTTGCATCACATCCCTTCTTGAGATTCTGCCCAGCGAAGATGACTGACCTATCACCCGCCGCGCAGGCGGTGCTGGATGCCGTTGAAGACGACTGCATACACCCCACAGACTTGCACCATATTGCCGCCGCCGCCCTGCGAGCTGCTGCAGATCAGGTGGTGCCGGAAAATCAATTTGGGCCGCCAGAGAACGCTGCCGCGGTGCAGCGCGAGATCACGCGACGAAGCATCCTCGCCATCGCCGACGAACTAAAAACCTTTACCACCGAAAACCGATGACTGACCCACACGATGCCGTGCATGAGGCGTTGCATGGAGCGTATAGCGCTATCTGCGCTGCCCATACGGCACTGCGCCGCATGGATGGTGCGCTTGAAACGTCCCTTGAGGAGGACGATTCGTACCGCTATGAGGACTTGACTGGCGACATCTACAGCATTCGCCATGCGCTGCAGTTGTTTGAAGCTGTGATCACTGCAAACGGACTCAAAGGAGATGGAATCAAATGGAGAATCTGATCCCACCGTCAGAGCTGGTGCAGCAATGGGCCGACGAGTTTTACGGCGGCCCCGGTTTCTCCAAAGTCAGCTCGGACGATCTCTATCTCGCCACCCGCGCTGCACAATGGGGCGCAGACCAGGAGCTGGAGGCGTGCTGCAACTACTTCACTCGTGATCTTCGGGAAAGTCTTGCGGCTGATCTCCGCGCCGCCCGCCGCCCCAAACCGCCGAGCTTGAAGGAGCAGGCGCTTGAGATGCTTGAGAACGCTTGGGAAGGTGGGCACATCAACAACAACGCCGCCCAAACCATCCGCCGCGCACTGGAGCAGCTGGATGACAATGTCTGAACTTTCACCCGCCGCTCGCGCCATCGTGGAAGCGTTCGAGGAGCGCTACGAGCGACTTGGCCCGCTGGAAGGCAACTGGCAGGAGGTTTGCTTAGCTGCTGCGCTCACCGCCTTGGCGGTGCGCATCAAGGGCGCCGACGACATCCGCCAGGACGTGCTTGACATTGTTAACGAATTGGAGCAATTCAATGGCTGAACCGACTGAGTGGAAGATCACACGCCTTCCTTCTCGTGGCCCAAAGCCTGGGCAGTCTCAGGAATCATTTTTGCGCGGCAAGGCGCAGGGTGATAAAAAATGGGACAAGCAGCGAGAGGCTAATTTCAACAAACTGCTTAACCGCAAAAAGCCATGACACAACAGCATCCGATCGCTCCATCGCCGGAGCTGGTGCAGCAGTGGACCGACGAGATCTACGGTGGTCCCGGTGCAGTCGTTGGTAGTGACGACATTTGCTTAGCCAAACTGGCTGCTCAGTACGGCGCAGACCAGGAGCTGGAGGCGTGCTGTGAGTGGCTGCACTGGCAAAATCTAGCGACACACCCGGAGCTAATCCCATCACTCCGCGCCGCTCGCCGCTCCAAGCCACAAACACTCAACAGTATTGCTCTGCAGATGCTGAGCACCATCGAAGAGATGGGCGTTGTAATTCCAGAGATCACCGACACCATCCGCCGCGCACTGGAGCAGCTTGATGACTGACCTATCACCCGCCGCGCAGGCGGTGCTGGATGCCGTTGAAGACGACTGCATACACCCCACAGACCTACACCGCATTGCCGCCGCCGCCCTGCGAGCTGCTGCTTTTCAACTGAGTTTTGGTCATGCGACCGGGGATGGCATTTTGTGCGAGGACGACCTTCTCGCCATCGCTGCCGAACTGGAGACCCAGCGATGAAAGTAAACACCGCTCGACTTCTTGAAGAATGCGTTCAACGTGGAATCCTTGGAGGTATCATCAATGAAGACCTAACTGCAAATGAAGATTGGCTTGTTGAGCGATTCACTCAACGAGTGATGAATGAGATTGATGAGTACTTTACATTTGGAGAAAACGATGACTAATCTCTCCCCCGCCGCGCAGGCGGTACTGGATGCTGCCAACGACGCTCAATGTTATGATCCTGACGACTACCTCAATGAATCTCGCTGGATTGCTGCTGCCGCCCTGCGGGCCGCTGCAGATCAGGTGGTTCCAGCACCACGTCTTCCGTATGATTCTTGCTGTGATGTAAGTGCATCAGCAATACGAGCCGAACTTCTGGCCATTGCTATTGAACTTGAAACCCAGTAGTCACCTTCGCTAATAGGGGTGCCCGGTGACTGGTCCGCACGAGGTGCCAGCCTCACCGCTGCCGGGCACAGCGGACGCCTTGAGACCAAAAGGAAACAAGGCGATAACCCTAGCCAGCACCAGTCCTCCCATACGGTTGTAACGAAATGCGACAGCCCGGCTTGCTACCGGGCTTCTGTTGTGTAACACTAAGGGCAAGCCCGCCCCGGCTGGCCCTCTATTACTGATTAACAATGGACGATCCACTTCAAATTCACTTCGACCGCTCCAAGCTCAGCCCTTGGTATTTCGCCGTTAGCTGGGCTCGTTTCATGCTTGAGCAGAAGATCCGGCAGTACAAAGACTGGGGCTTCAGCACCAGCTACGACGAATCTCAGCTGGAGCGTCTGCTGGACCTAGAACAGTTTTTGAAAATGACCTGGGACGAGCGTATGGAAGCCCTCAGCACCAGCCAAGCTGTACAGGAGGTCCAGTGAGCCAGGTACTTGACATTGAAGAGCTGCGCTTTGAAGGTGACCATCTTGTTGTCGATGCCGTTGTTGACGAGATGGTTGTGGTCATTCCGCAAAGCCACCTCTACCCAGCCGAGTGGGGGCCTGCCCTGTGCCGAGGCACCCTCTACTTTTCAGATGAAGACTTAATTCCAGCGACCGATGCCGAACTCCGGGCCATGCTCACAGATCGGGTCGACGACTGGGCTCCAATCGACACGTCTGATTGGAACGACTGAGGCCCGCGAGCTTCGCAACGCAGAGGATTACGACGACTGGCTTTATGCCATGGAGCCGATCCCCGGCGACACGCACTGGGTCCGGGTTCGCACCTTGACCCAGCTTTATCGCCACCTGATTTACGTGTTCGCCACCAGCGACACCATCAGCTCCACTCGACTTGCACAGCTGGCGATCCACGAGATTCTCAAGTTGAGACTCACGGATCTCACCCGGATACGCCAGCAAGATCCCAACTACTTCGCATGACTGACTGGTACGCCGACTACTACCGCCAATCGCGGGGCTACAACGACAACGACTTGCGCGAGCTGCGCAGTGCTCCACGCAAGCCATCAACACAGGTGCCGGACGTGTTCAAGCACAGGTTTGCTGATCCTGCTGAGTACGATGCTTGGGTCGAAGAGCGCCGCCGTGCCTACTTCGACTGAACTTGATCCAATCCCGAATGACTGAAAACTCAATGGTGCCCTTCTACCGCTCCTACCTGTTGGGGGGGAAGATGGTCTACCTGGACAAGCTCTCGGAGTTGTCCGACAGCGAATTAAACATGCTCAACATTGAGACAATGGCCTCACTGGAGGAGGCTCGCCGCGACTACGAGGCGGTCGAGAACAAGCAAAGCGAGGAAGGCGGCTCGGTCTACCGCCGCCTCAAGGTGGCTGGTTATTTCCAAGCCGCTATCAAACTAGAGCTTCAAAACTGACCATTCCCTACTACACTGCACCCGTTCTTACTCATGAGCATGTACGTCCTCTCTGAATCCCAGTTCGATCAAATCTCCAAAGCACTTGAAGCAGCGCGGTTTGCACTGGAAACGTCCCAACACGTTCAGCTGGATCTGACTAAGCCCAAACAGACCATTCCTCTGCCAGCTGGTGAAAAGCTTGTACGTACATCTGACGTACGCAAGCCGCAGTCTCAAAGTAAGACTCGTAAGTCCAGCCGCAAGGGCAAGCGTGGGCACGCGGTGTTGACCGAGAACAAAGTGCTGGAGATCAAGCGCCAGTTGGCTGCTGGTGGTAAGTCGGTGGCCAAGATTGCGCGGGAGTTTGGCGTTCACTCCACCACCATCAATTGCATTAAGTGGAACAAGACGTGGAAACACGTTCAGGTTCAGCAGCCCGCACCTGTTGTGGTGGCTGACTGATGGGCATACTGCAGCACGGTCACGCTACGAGCGCTGGTCAGTCACCGACGTACAAGTCGTGGGTTGCGATGCGCCAGCGGTGTCAAAAGCCCGGAGTTACTGGTTATCACAATTACGGTGGTGCGGGCGTTCGTGTGTGTCCAAGATGGGACTCATTTGAGAACTTTCTTGCGGATATGGGCGAACGTCCCACAGGCACTACTTTGGGGCGCATCGGCGACATAGGCAATTACGAGCCAGGTAATTGCGCTTGGCAAACAACAAAAGAGCAAGCAAAGCCTGGCTCGCGTAATAATCAAGCAAAACTTACGGAAGAGCAGGTTATTTGTGCCAGGGCGCTTTACGCGCCTGGTAAACGTAACGGTTGTTCTTTATCCAATATGGCCAAAGACCTAGGTGTACGTAAGGGCACTTTAGGTAAGGCCGTATCTGGTTTTAGCTGGGGGCATGTCTAATGGTTTTATGCGATCATGAGATCCACAACTTGGCACGCAGAGGTTTAGTAACGCCGTTTCAGGCAGAACTAATTAACCCTGCATCGTTAGATGTTCGACTAGGTGAAAACCTTTTAGTCGAACTGCCCACAACGTCTAACCTGGTTCCGTACTCTATTGCTGGGCATACGAAGGAAAAACCTTTCATGCTTCAGCCCCATGAATTCATACTTTCGGAAACGATGGAGCAGTTCAAGCTGCCTGATTGTGTTGCTGGGCAGCTCGCTCTTAAGTCGTCTCGTGCCAGGGAGGGGATTGAGCATCTTCTGGCCGGGTACATAGATCCAGGTTTTGCGGGGCGATTAACGCTGGAATTGCAGAACGCTAGATCCATGCACGCTGTGCCGTTGTGGCCTGGGATGAGGATCGCGCAGATTGTCTTCCACAAGATGTCGATGCTTCCTGGCAAGAGCTATTCGCTTACTGGCCGTTATCACGGCGACACTGCTGTTCAGGCTTCCAAAGGATGAGTGATCCAGTAAATCAGCCCAGTCATTACACGGCTGGGCGCGTTGAGGTTATCGACGTGATTGAGGATTGGGTAAAAGGCGCCCCAGATGCTGTTGTTGGTGGGCTGCATTGGCAGGTCATCAAATACGTCAGTCGGGCGTGGCTGAAGAAAGATCCTTATGAGGATTTTTGTAAGGCCCGGTGGTACTTAAATCGGCTAATTAACACTCTTGCTACTGAACCCTACAGAAACGACTGATTGTTCCAGTGGACTATTGCTCGCACACTTTTCGCAAAATTGTTGACAGCTACAACTGGAAAAACGGTTCGACCATTCGGTCGTACCGCCTGCAGTGCAAGTGCTGCGGGTATAAGTGGAATGTCTACTACGACAGGAAACTAAAGAAGGAAGTTACGCCTTCCTCAATGTCAGATCACAAGGTGCTTAATCTCAAGCGGTTTACGCCGGAGGAGGTCAAGCTGATCCTGACAGATCCGCGCCCTGGAACGGAACTGGCCGAGCTGTTTGGTGTGACGCACCAGTCCGTTAGTCAGGTCAGGACAGGTCATGCTTACAAGGATTTGTGGCCTGAAATTCCTCGTAGGGGCGGCGTTAAATCTCAACGCATTACCACTGCATTACCTAAGGCTGCAAAAAGTAATTGCCGTGATTGTGTGCATTGGTGGCAAAAGCAGTGCAGCCTTGGGGTTCCCGAGGCTGGTGGGGTGTTTGCTGATGAGTGCTCGTTTTTTGAACTTGAAGGGTGATGGCAATTTCCATTAACAGCAGGGCGTGCCAGGGCTGTGGGACGCCGACAACAAATCCTATTTTGTGCATGAAGTGTTATCGCACCAGTCCTGCGGGGAGGCAGGAGGAAAAGATGGAGCGGCTGCGGCTGAGCTACAAGCCCCAAGCGGATGGTGGCCCATGCAAATGCTGCATACATTGGGGGCGTAAATGCCTGCTCGGGTTTCCCGAGGGTGGGACACTCGCGGCGGCGGTGCTCTGTTCTGCCAGGGAGGTTGACGGCCTGCTAGAGTAGTAGGGTAAACGCCCTACCAGGCATGACAATCCTCCAAGGCATCGAGCACCTCTCCACGCTCGATGACGCAAGTTTCGTCGCGTTTGACGTTGAGACCACCGGGCTTCAGCCGAAGTTCGGTGGCCTTCGTCTTTTGCAGTTGGCCACTTTTGGGAAGGATCCCGTGGTTCTTGACTGCTGGAGCTTCAGCGATGAGGACTGGATCACGCTCGAAGAGTTTTGCACTGTTCCAAGGCAGTGGCTGGCGCACAATGCTGTGTTTGATCTCGGGTGGTTGCAGGAACACGAGATTTACCCCGAGGGCAAGATTTACTGCTCGATGCTGGCCAGTCGGATCCTGACGAACGGGTTGCCGAATTTGAAGCATGGGCTCCAGCACGTCGTTCACCGTTACCTAGGCCAAGACATTTCCAAGGAAGAGCAGAAGAGCGATTGGTCGGCTGATTTGCGCGTAGAGCAGATCGAATATGCAGCTAAGGATGTGGTGGTGTTGACCCAGCTGTGGGAGCCGATCACCAAGCGGATGGCAATTGGTGCGTTGATGCCAGCGTGGGAGCTTGAGTGTAAAGCGCTTCCCGCAATGGCGCAGCTGTGGCGCACAGGTCTGCCGTTCGACAAGAAAATGCTGGAGCAGCTGATTGAAGATCTAGACATTGAAAACGTGGAAGTCGGTGAGAAATTTATTGAGGACTTTGATGCGGCGCTTCCGCCAGAACACAAGCTCCACCGTGGGTTAGATGGGAAGTTGTTGTACCAGACAAAGCCGGGGCCGAAAGGTAAGAAGCCAGATCCGAACGTATTCAACCTCAACAGTCCGGCGCAGTTGCTAAAAAAGTTCACCGCTTTGCTAGGTGAGCCGCCTATGGATATGAAGAACAACAAGCCCAGCGCTAGTCGTTCTGCGCTCCAGGAATATGTGGGTGATCACAAAGTTGTGGCGGATTATTTGCGGTGGAAGAAAGTAGAGAAGCGTCGGCAGATGGCGGAGACTTTGTTAAAGAATTACTCGTTTGATGGGTTTATTCGTGCCAGTTATTTGCAGCTTGGGGCTGACACTGGGCGTATGTCATGTATTTCGCCAAACCTCCAGCAGATTCCGCGTGATCCACGGTTTCGCTTGGCGGTTCAGGCTCCAGCTGGTTGGAAACTGGTTGTTGCGGATTATGGTCAGATGGAGTTGCGGCTGGCGGCGGCGGAAGCACAGGATCCTTTAATGACCGAGGTGTTTCAGCGTGGGGAAGATCTCCATACGATGACGGCGGTGCAGATTTATGGGGTGGAGCCGGATGAAGTTACAAAGGAGCAGCGTCAGATCGCAAAGTCCGCAAACTTCGGATTGCTGTATGGAAGTGGGGCAAAAGGACTCAGAAACTATGCGGCGGCGACCGGAATCCAGATGGATATTGATGAGGCTGCGGAAGTGCGGCAAAAGTTCCACGCTGCATATAAAGGCATCTCCGCATGGCAGCGCAAAAATGCTGCAGCTGCTGATGCGGCTAAGGACAATCCATCTATCCGCATACGCATCTCGGGCTTGCGGCGGTTTCTACCGGGCGAGCACAACAAACTCACCACGCGCTGTAACACACCAATCCAAGGAGCTGGTGCAGCAGTCCTCAAACTTACGCTCGGCAAGCTGTGGCCGCTCCTTAAATCAGACCGGGAGGACGTGGTGCGTTTGGCCGGCGTGGTGCATGACGAAATCATCCTGCTCGTCAGAGAAGAACACGCAGATACCTGGGCGCTCCAGCTGCAAACAGTGATGGAGGAAGCTGAGGCTCGTTGGTTGGGTGACATTCCGCCGCTTGCTGAAGCTAAGGTCGGAGATAGCTGGCAAGAGGCCAAGTGATCCAAGAGGATTTTGAGTATCGCGTTCGGATGCACACGCGCCACGGCGGTACTCACGATCTTTTTGTTGTTGCTCCAGATGCTTTTGCCGCGAGGGTGAAAGCACTGGAGCTTTGTCCTGAGCACCAGCCCCAGTCGATCATTCGAGTCTTAGATCTAGTCTCATGAGTCCAGCCCGCACGGGAAGGGAGTTGGTGATGGAGTGGCTGATGCGGGAGATTCGGATGGCGAAGACGGCGGATTTGCAGCGGGCTGCGGCGTTTTTGGAATGGGCACGGGGTATACGGAAGGGTTGTGCCAAGCAAAGGGGTGGGGCGCGGGTGGCCCAGAGCAATGCGTGGCGGAAGCGGGTGGATGAGGATGTGCGCTGGTAGGACTACTGTGTCGCATTGTGCTATTGTGTAGCAGACTAGACCGCAGGCCATGCCCCTTAACCACGGGAACAAGTTTTATTGCCAGCTGTTGATTGACCCAAACCGTTACAAGCTGGCGGAGAAACTTGCTGAGCAGGAGAGCAAGAAAGTTACGGCGTTCTTGCGCGAACTGGTTTACGCGGGACTGGCTTTGAGGTCGGGGGAGTACAAGAGTGCTCAGGAAGCTGATGAGCAGGCGTGGAAAGAGTCGGTCAGACGGCGCGTGGAGGGAAGGATGCGCTCCAAGCAAGAAGGCAGAGTGTCAGAAACGGACGCATGAGACTCATCCGGTTTTTGTCACAGTCCGGTTGGGCCTAGGAAAACGTACTAATCTCTCACAGTACACACATTTAAGTGATGACTCGCTACGTGGTGATGGCCGGAGATCGCTGGGTTACAGCGGTTTATGGGCCAGGTAATGGAATTGGATTGACTGCTGCAAAAGAAGACGCTTCAAGCTGGATTACTTATGAACGGGCTGTCATTGCGGCGCGAGCTGTTGCTCAGTGCACTAACAGCCCTGTTGCTATTCATAGCGTTGAAGAACCCGCCTACCCCCGGTCATGGAAGTAGTCCCATTCCAACAGCAGACCGATCCCGAGTTGAAGCTCGGTGAAGGTCGCTCACGCACCAGTGCTCCAGTCGCTCAGTTGTTTGAGTTGAAGATCTGGTTGCCAGGTCAGGGGGCAATGCGGGATTTGATTCGGGCGGAGTCGCTCCAGCAGGCAATTACCTTTGCCACGAATCGTTACCCGAATTGCAAGGTGGAAGTGCCGGAACCGGCGGCAAAAAAGCCTAGGCTGGTGCGCTCCAGTCGTGGTCCGAAAGAGCGGGCACGGCAAAATCTCAAACTCGTAGAGGCCAAACGTGAGCAGTCCGAAAATCGCTGATTGGGCACGCCAGTGCTGGGGTGAGGTCATCGTGGATCAAAGCCGCGTGGACCTCCTCGAAAAGTTGTACCAGTGGGATGGGCGCTTCAATCCTGAGCATCCCTTTCATCACACGTACACCGGGCTGTACCAGAAGTACACGGAGAATTAGGCCGAGTCGCGGTCTAGTCCGAATTGATTGGCCAGGTTATCCGCAGCTTCGCGGATAGCCCAGGCCGTTTTTGTTTTTTCCAGCTGGTGGAGCGTGTTCAGGACGAGGGCGGCTTCGAGCAGGCCGCGATAGTCCTGTTTGTTGAAGAGGTCGACGAGCCAGCGATCTTGGGCAGCTTTATGGAAGCTGGACTCTGGCGTGTGTTCGATGGGGCGCATGGCTAACCTTTGCGGATTCTCATGAACCAGCCTGTGTCGTTGCCTTCGATGAGCCAGCGAGGCAGCCAGTTCCGGCGCGAGTATGCGACACCCGCACCGCCTTTGTTGCTTACGTAGCCACCATTCGCCAAATCTGCTTCGCCGAATGGATCGTTATGGATGAAGTGGGTTGGCGTGTAGCCCACCACTACGCTCCAGTGGCCGGTGCCGCTGGGGTTTGTAACGGGATTTTTGTGGAGCCACCCGACAGGAACGGGGTGGCCGTTGGCTATTTCTGTTTCGAGGTCTTCGACTGTGCCATCCATCTCAAAGGTGGCGATTAATCCCAGTGCTTTAAGGGCAGCAATTTGAGCTTTTGGGTCGGTGGTGTCGCCGAACTTTGCTCGGAGTTTGTTGTATTCGTAGTCGCCCGAAATCTTGCCGTAATATCGCGCCACCATTGCACAGCTAGAGCTAAAACACTGGCGGTAACCTTTGGCGCCGTCGTCAGGTCCAAGCTGGTATTCGTATGGAACTTTGAGTAACTTTTGGCCCGGCGGCACCAGTGGTTTAGTGCCAGCGTGCTGATTCATTAGTTCGATAAGTTTGCCGGGATAGTTGGGATCAGTTGCGTAGCCTTCTTTTTGCAGCCACTTTGCAGCTTCGTCGCGGGTTGCAGCGTTATTGCACCCTTTGTAGTTCTTGTAATCCTTGTACCAGTGGTCTACGAGGTAGATGACGCAGGAAAGTAGATCGGGAAAGTCGATGAAACTATCAGTGATAGTAACCCACTGATTATTGATAAACTCTTGCGTTTTCTTATCGCTGCCTTCGCCTTTAAGGCCGAAAAAGTTGTTGCGGCCTGAAACCAATTTTCCGTAGCTGGATTCCAGTGCCCATTGGGCGGCGACCAGCTCTGGAAATTTTGCGCCGGCTACGCGAGCTGCTTCCAAAATGCCTTCCCAGCTATTAGGGAACTGGGTTTGTTTGCCGGCAACAGCCCAGGTCTTGAACCAGCCTTGGTCGCGGCCAAGGATATTGGGGTTGGCTTTGTTAATTGCCTGCTCCAGCTCGGTGATTGCCGCGAGCTGGTGCGGAAGAGCCTTGTAAAAACGGAACAGGTCGGACAGCCGGATCTTGTTGGTCGTCATGACAAGGCTCCAGGAGGGGAGATCAGCGGCGCTTTTTGGGAAAGGCCAGTTTGAGACCCTGCAATCCGAGCTGGATCCAGCTGTTGGAACGCAGTTTGCTCATGCCAATGATTTCGGAGCCGGCAGCCACGATGATGGCGGCAATGGCGATTTGTTGGTCAGTCATTTGGTAGCTAAGGCTTCTATGAAGTATAGCTGTACTAGATAAGAAGACCAGCGCATGTAATGGTTTCTACCGCTACATTCCAGGTAGCGACTGCTGGGTATGGACCATCGCATTGAAGATGGCGAATACTTAAATAAAAAGGAAGCGAAAGCTCGTTTTAGGCAAGAAATCCTTAATAGTTGGCAGCACACCTGTGCTTACTGTGGGGACGATCTTGGGAGGCTTGCCACGTTAGACCATGTACAGCCGAAGTCCAAAGGTGGTTTGACACACAAAACAAATCTTGTGCCCGCGTGTTTTCCCTGCAATATATCTAAGTCAGACGCACAACCTTTTTCTGCTTGGTATCAACAGCAACCTTTCTTCTGCCATGAGCGCGAAAAACGCATATTCGACTGGATAACTAGTGGTCATGATGTTGCTTGAGATAATTAGCTGCATTGTTAAGGAGGAGTACAGAATCCTGAAAAAACCCTAAACCTACATTGCAGTTTTTACACAAAATACCTCGTACAGCCCCGGTGGCATGACAATGGTCCACAGCAACGTTTTTTGTTCTCTTTATGCCGTCAGAGCTTATCTCTAAAGCTGTTTTGCAGATAGCGCATTGTTTATTTTGCTTGGTCAGTAAAGTCTCAAATTCTTTAACTGTTATACCGTACCTGTAGCGCAGGAACGCTTTTGATGTGCAAGTGCTGCAGCGAAACGCGTATTCCCCTTCCGCAGCCTTATGGAAGTCTCTTAGTAACTTAGCCTCTTTGCACACTGAGCACTTACGTTTACCAGTGCGCATCTCCTCACGCTCTCTATGTTTTTTACGCTTTACAGCAAACTGCCCTTTACCCGGAACAAACCAGTCAGGGAACGGTTCTAGCTCTAGAGCTTGTTCGGGAGTAAGCCCTTTTTTAACGCGGTTGATAAATTTCTGGTATGGAAAGCTGTGTGCATCGGCAGCCTTTTTGTAAGACGGATAAACCTGGTTATTTACGGTTATACTTTTACATTTAGCGGTGGAGCGGTCTATTCTACGTACTTGCTTAGGTTTGGGGCTAAGACCGAAAATCTGCTCGGGCGTCCAGCCTTTTTTGTATCTATTTAACGCTGTCGTATTGGCGACTTTGTACTCTTTACAGGCTGAAGCAAAAGAAGCAAATGTTTTACCGTTTACCGTTATGGATTTGTGGGCTGCAAAGCTTATCGTTACAGCTTGGTCTAGAGAAATGTTTCGATCCAGGCGGTGCAGCAGTGTGGTGTACGGGATTTTGTAGGCTTCGGCTACTTCACGAAGGCTAGCGAACTGGTGCCCTTGAACAAGATACATGCTATTTAATAATGGTCTACCTAGTATACCAGATTAGCTTCTAGGGTCCCAGCCCATGCCTTCGAGATACATCATGGCGATGTAGTGGTCTTCGGCATAGCGGCAGATGCTGTTTTTGCAGGCGCGGTAATACAGTTCGCCGCGCTCGTTTTCTAGCTGGTCTAGGTAGAAGCCGTTGCCAAAGTCTGTGGAGTTAGTGACGCTCATTTGTTGTAACCGACGCGCATTTCAATCTGGCGCACTCTAGTTTCGAGATCACTAAGCCTTTCTTTTGAGTCGTTTTTGAGTTCTTGGATGTCGGCGGCGACTGTGTTAACAGACTGATCGAGCTTGGCGACTTGCATAAAAAGACCAGCCAAGCCGACCACAGCAGCGGTCAACAGGGCTGGTACTACTTGATTAAACGGGTTTTCAGGTGGTTTGGCAGTGATTACAGCCTCTTCGTGGTGCTCCATTGCGAGGCATACTGCCGACCTTCTCTCTAATTTAGCGACCCTGCCCGACCAGTTTTTTCTTGCCGCGACGGCGTGGGCGGCTGTTTTGACCGAAGCCCTGACGGGTTGTTTTCGGTGGACCAGACTGATGCTCGATGCGAGCAGTGCCGGTCTTGCTGCGGACTGCCATCAGTTAGCCCACGGAAGTCCTGAGGCTTTGCTGGGCTGGCGCTGCTCTTCAATCTGTGATTGGAGAGCCTCTTCAATCTCGACGACTTTCTCGTCGCCCAGCTTGTCCTTGACCCAGCCGACCACGATCTCGGGGGTGAGATCAGCGAAGGGGATCATGCTGGTGTCGGGACGCTCCAAGCCGATGCTGCCATAGGCTCCGGCGCTGTAGGTGTCGTCCTTGGCATCCACGGTGTAGTGGACGGTGTAGACGTAGCCGTCGGCGGTTTCCCGCTCAAGGTTGGCGATGTTCCAGGTAAACGTGGTGTCAGCCATTGGGGTTGTGGTGATGGGGGAAATTTAAATGGTTTACTATTGGAGCCCGAACAGCTCCTTTAACTCCGCCACGGTCAACCCAGCGGCTTCCAGCTTCTGCTCAGTGGTGAGCACTGGGGCAGGTTCGGGTTCAGGGGCAGGCAAGGGGGTGTTGCCTTCGGAAAGCCAGGCGAGGTAGGCAGCCCATTCGGGTGTGCCGTTGTCTTCAGGGGGCAGGAACATCACTACATCGCCATCTAGCGGGATGCGGATGCTGCCTTCTTTAGTGAGTTGGTAGGTCATGGGTTACAGTTCGGCGGAGGCGGTCCAGAAGCAAGTGAAATTATTGCTGACACCTGCCGAATAGTTAACTTGTATTTGATCCACAAAAGTATTGATGGAGGCGACTGTTCCTGTGACACCTGAGGTGGTCCCATTCCATACTGCAATTCTTTTGGTCGTCGCAAAGCTAGATGTCTGTTTTACATCTGTAAGGGTGCCTTGCGTGCCACCACCTACGCAGATGCTGTTTCGACCAGTTTCAAAATACCTCTGACACAACGCCAACTCCTGCCCGTAGCTCCTGCGTTCAAACGGGGTGGCGACGGTTCCGGCTTCAAGTTGGACGCCGGTGAGTAGAAATGTTGCACCAGAGTTGGAAATCCAGTTGACGGAACCCGAGGTGCGGAGCGTTGAGGTGCTTACGGTTTGCCAGCTTCCGGCAGTGACATTTGAGCTACTTCCAGAGCCAAGATCAATGGCTAGCTGCAAACCAATAGTGTTATCGGTTGCCCAAGTGCCAGAAGTATCCCCAGCAATCACAAGCGATTTCTTCTCCCAGGTATTTGCAGCATCAATCGTGAAGGTGGAAACAAAACCCCTGTTAAAAGCGTTGTTTTGAATCGACGCCGAATAAGTGCCGGTAATGCTAGAGCGCACCCAGAAGGAAACAGTAATAGTTGAAGCAGACGCTGTGCCAAATGCCAAGTCTGCCGCATTAAAGCCTTCGACTTTTTGGAACACCTGATAAACGTCGGCTGCAGCAATGCTGGAATCAACTGTTGAAACCGTAAGAGCAAGGCTGTTTGTAAATCCAGCTGGTGCAGTTGTGCTTCGTTGTGCAGACCACTGACCACCGCCAGAGCATTGAAATCCCCAACGGTCCAAGACGTAACCGTAAGAAGATACCGTCACACTCGCCCCAGCATTTCTCTGCGAGATCCGCATATCCCCATTGATGATCCGATTCCTAGCCCCAGCCAGCGGTCCACCGTTAAGTGACTGGATTAGTGCGTCACCAGCAACCTGTAGCAGTGCGTTACCAGTGGCACTACTCGTCCCCACCAGCAGGCGACCCGATGAGTCAATACAAGCAACTTCGCTAGCCCCAATGTTGACAATAACTGGAGCAGTCGACGTATCAGACGTAAATGTAGATAAACCTGTCGGATCAATCAACAAACGATATTTATCACTGGTCAGAAGGCCAAGTGACGCATACGTTCCGCTGCTATTTTGCCCTGCGGAAATTGAAGGGTGCGTTCCGATATTCCCTTGGACAATGTTAAGTGGACCTAGCGTAGTGTTCGCCGCAAAGCTGGCAATCGTGTGTGTATTGCCGCGATAAGAGCTAAAGCCCTGCCCTGTAACACGTCCACTTGCATCCACAAACAACCGCCCAGTGCCATTAGTCGAGATGGCTACGTTGTTGCTGGAGGGTAGATAAACCCCATTCGTGGGCACCGTGCTGCTGGTGGGGATGAAGCTGGCGGCGGTGCTGCTGCCGGTGGTGATCGTCGGCTGATTGAACTCCCAGCTGTCGGTGGTGTCACTCCAGGTGATCGTCTTATCGGTGGCGCCTTTTAGCGTGATGCCACCGCCGTTTGCTGTGGTATCGCTCGGGGTAGCAACATCACCGAGAATTACGTTCTTGTCTTCGACGACAAGATTTTGAGTATTGATATTAGTGGTCGTGCCGTTGACGGTTAGATCACCTGTGATTGTGACGCTGCTATCGAAGGTGGCAGCACCAGTCACGTCCAGTGTGCCAGGCACGTCTACATTGCTGGTCCACTCAACGCCAGTGCCAGCAGCATCGGTCTGCAGTAGTTGACGCGCTGCACCATCCGCCAACTTGCTGACGGCGATCT